TCTTGCAGGACCGCTTGGGGGACTGACTTCAATCATGAAATACTCAAAGTCTTCATCAATGCTATTTGATGGATTTTTCTCTGCAATTTCTTCATCACGCAGTTCTTTCAAATAGTTGATGTACTGTCGGGTGAGATATGCAGATTCTCGCATATCTTTTCCAATACAACGATCTTCATATGAAATTGCAAATCTCATCTTTTCGACAAGAGTGGAATCTGTATTTTCATCGATTCTCTCTAGCCGCTCCAATGCATCATCCTGTTCGTACTGATTCTTGAGTGCCTTTAGTTTTCCTTGCTTCTCAAGTTTCTTATAGATTGCGTTGTATTTGGATGGTTTTGTCTTAATGTTCTTCTCACGGGGATTCACAAATTCCCATGTCTTGGGATCATCGTCAGCCATTTTCTTCCTCTTTTCCAAACGCCTCTTGCGTAGTTCTGCTTCTCTCTTACTCATTCCCGAAACATATTTCTTGGGAAGACCGGTTTTTTTGTCTTTCGGACTTTCTTTTGTCTTACCCGTCTTTGTCTTAAATTCTTTGCCCCTAGTCACATCTGCTTCGAAGATTTCTTCTTCCTCTTCCTCATCGCCTCTTCGCTTGGCATTTGTGTCGGGCTGTGGATAGATTGCATCTGCGGGATCCACAACCATTCCCGTCTTGCTGAGGAACTGCAAGCCAATCAGCACCTTTGTAGACATGTGGCTACGATCACCAAGACTGAATTTGATGTTTGTGTATTTCTTGCCATGGAACTCAATGTCCATCAGAACAACAAGTCGCTTTTTCTCGCCAATACCGCTCTTGACCGTGATGCGACTAACGATCTTCTTGGTAACCTTCTTGCCGCTCGGCAATTTAAAAGTTACGGTGTGATCGCCATTGTCCTTGATGTCTTCGGCATGGATCATGTTGTAGCCGCTGTTGCCCGTATCGATTTTTGCGGTGTACTCTACACCATCGATCTTGACTTTTTCACGAACGGCTAGGTTGGAGAACAATTTCCAATGCGCCTTGTTGAGGATATAGTCAAGAAAGTCTTCAACCAATTCCTCCCCTTTCACATTGTCTTTGCCTTCACCATCCTCATAGTAGCGGTAATATATGTTTCCACTACCCGGACTTGCATTCATCTCAATAATATAAGGCTTGCCATCATTGATTACATGGTCGATGCCGACATAGTAACACTTACTGACCCTTGCAGCCCGCTCCACCAACTTTATTTCTTCGTCAGAAAGTTGGAAAGACCCGCCCTTTGAACCACGGGCAATATTCGTTCGGAAATCCTTTGGTGCCTTGTCTCGCTTGGCACATGCAAATATCTTTCCGTTCAATACGATGCTTCGAACATCGTTTTTGAAGTTGGGCAGGAATTCCTGCATGATGATTTCTGCACCATACTTCCACAAAGTCTGAAGCACGGACTTCAGGCTTTCCATGCTTTCGATCTTGGATACACCGATGCCTTCTGCCCCCGTAAGTGTCTTGACGATCACCGGAAATTTACCGCCAATTTCCTTGACTGCCGTTTCAATATTTTCCTCGTTGGCAACAAATGCTGTACGGGGGTGAGGGAGATCGTGTTTCTTTAGGGCAATGGCGGTCTCCAACTTGTTGGCGCACAGTTCCATGCCGCCACGCTCGTTGACCATGAATACACCATTGTTCTGTAGAATGGTCATGATGGCGACACCGATATCGCTGTTCATCACACCACCACGAACGATGGCAACAGTATTGTGAGGATCAACCGTGCAATCCTTGCCTTCGCCGTCATAGTTCTTGATCACAATCTTCTTGGCTGCAACACTAGAGATATCAACCTGAGCCTTGCTCGTCTTAACGGCATAGAACTCAATCTTGCGCCGCTTACAGATGGCTTCCATCTTCTCAATGGTGTCACTCAAATCTTTTTCGGAAGAAGTCAGAGCAACGATGGTAACTTCCTTATCACCTTCATTTGCTTCGGCAACAAATTGTTCTTTGAGGTTTAAACCTTTTCTGACATCTTTATAGAGTTTTTTCTTTAGAGCAACATCGTTTCCAGGAACACCTGTGGAGAAACTTTTGAAATCATTGTTGAATGCTGCTGCTCTCATCTTTGAAGCAGACATTCCTGCAACCCCTTGTGCAGCATCGTCACGGGCTTCTCCAGCAACAATTACATCAAGAGTCTCAAAAGAATACTTTCTCTTCTTGGGATCGTTTTGTGCCACCTTCCCCTTGTATTCCTTGATCTTGTTGTACTCAGCAATGTGATCGCTTCCAGTCACAACAACAATGTTCTTGTATCCCAGTTCACACAAATAAAGAACCGTATCAAATGGATTGATAGATTTTCCGATGGGAAACTTTCCACGGGGGAAAAACTTCTTGAGATACGCAATTTTTGTTTTTTGGTCTAGTGGATTTTTCTTCGGATCTTGTGTTTTTGATACAAAGATGTAATGGTCGGCATTTCTTTTTGATGCCTCTGCCATCACCTTGTCCACAACAGCACCATGACCTATAGTTGGGGGATTCATTCTACCGAAAGCAAAAACCACGGTATCTTTCTTTTTTGCTTCGGTAATATGATCTGCAAACCTTTTCGTCATTGGTTGATCTTCCTGTTCTGTCTGCTGAATCTCAATCTATTTACCAGTTTTGTTACCTTACCTGAACGAGCAACTACAATTCCTTCAGGATCGGTTGGGCGAATTCCATCTTCGTCCACAAAGAAATGCCCAAATTGTGATAGGGCATAAAACTTACTAAGCAATACTTCTTTTGCTTTTGCTATCAAATTATGTAGTTCAAACATTTCGTTGAACTGAGATTCATATGCCTTAATATAGGAAAGCATCTTTTGTTTTGCGGCTTCTTTGCCCTGCTTTCCCTTTTCCGTTTTCAATTTTTGGATTTCTTTGTCAAACTTACTTTTCACATTTAGTGTAAGTCCGTTTGTTGAAAATTGTGCCATGCCGCCATTGATTGTTGCATTGATATATGGAAGAATATATTCAACCAGATCCTTGTTTGTCATAAGAGTCTTGAGGAAAGCACCAACCTTTTTTGATTTTGTTTCGCATTCTTTGATGATTCCCATCAGAGTCGCATATTCATTTCCCTTCAGCAGGGCGGGTGTAATGTCGTAGATGTTTGGATCAGTAAACCAAACATCAGGTGTTTTCTTTAGGCTGCTAGAATCAAAATTGAAGGAGGCGGCTGAGAGAGCCGCCATGGTCTTTCCGTTGTAGACGGTGTGGAAGGCTATGCCAACCTTGGCGGAAGCCACAGAACGCCCTATATCGCTGTCTGTGGGGATCGCATACATGATGGTGTTCGGCATGAATGTGATGTACGGCTTCCCATCAATCGTCTGAGATTTTTTGGAATCGGAAGTGAACATCAGATCGCCCTGAAGCACCCCTTTGATTCCTATCTTTGGTAAAAACTTGAGGCATTGAATGAGTTTTGAGGCAAGATCGGCGTTTGGAACACCTTTCTTAACCTCAGCCTCGGTATGGAAAGCAACAACAGTTTTGTTAAAAGCACCCTTTGTTGCAACAAAAAACTTCCCATTGTCTGGATTGATTCCACAAACAATAGCAGGCTTTCCGTCCCACTTTGTCGATAGTCCCAAAGAAGTATCACCCGTTTTTAGACTTTGAGTGATATCTTTTAGAAATGCAATTGAAAGTTTGAGTCCCTTTTCCCCCTGAAGGATCATCAAATCCTCTAGGTGATCTAGGTGCTTGTTCCTGACGGTTTCCTCTGACAGGGTAGGAATCATTTCCTTGAACGATAGCATATTCTCTCCCGTAGAGGTTATTTAGGTATGTTTTGAATAGGCGGGGCGGGGATCGAACCCGCATGAGGGCGATTATAAGTCACCACCTTTTTCCAATTCAGGCACCCGCCTGTGGGTGTCAAGACCAATTGTCTAGGGCGGGTTTCTCCCGTGCGCCCATGCGCCCGTGCCCGCCCGTGCGTATGGGTGAATCTTCATCATCGTCCTGTTGACTTGAATTGCCGTCCTGAATCAATTGCTGTTCCTCTTCGTCAACATCATACAACTTCATCTTGGATCGGTCAATACCAATCACAAACTTTCTGTGAGTTGCGACATCATTGTAGCGATTCTTCAACTGCTTCACCATGACCTGACCCAATTCGTCCAACTGCTCTGTGGAAATGAGTGCAAACATGAAGTCTGCGGTGGCGGGAAGACCGAATGACTCCGATGTATCGGTGAGTTCGACATCGGTGTTGCCAAAACCCGAACGGTTGGTTTGGGTTGCGGTAAAGATAGGAACTCCGATCTCCACAGCCAAGCCACGAAGTTCCTCGGCAATCGCCTTTACATAGGTATACGAGTTAACATTTCCGTTTGCCTTGAAACGAGAAGAAGCACAGATGTTGAGGTAGTCGATGAAGATGACATCGGGCTTGAAGTTCTTCTTCAGGCGAAGTTCATCCAACAGGTGGCGGAAGTGATTCACATTAGCGGATGCGGTGGGATATTCCTTGATGAGGAGTTTCCCCGTGATACCAGCAGTCACCTTTGCAAGACGCTTGCTGTAGATTTCCAATGGCAGTTTCTTCAGTTCATCCAACGAAATGTCCATCAGATTGGCATCGATGCGCTCTGCGATTCGCTCCTCAGCCATCTCGCATGTGATATAGAGGACATTCTTGCTCTGTGTCAGGCAGTTGGCAGCATGGTGGCACATGAATAGGGACTTTCCAACGCCGGTGCCTGCAAGACAGACATTCAGAGTCTTGTCGGGAACTCCACCATTGGTGATCTTGTTGAAATAATCAAGGTCAAAGGGGGTCTTCTTCTCCACACGATGGTAGAAGTCATAGCGTTCCGCAGAGTCTTCGATGAAGTCGTGACCAATATGCTCATCGAAGGAAACGCTCAATGCCTTCGTGAGGATTTCAGGAATGGCATTCTTGGAGCGTCCCTTTGCCTTTTTCTCATCAAGCAGTTCAATTGACTCCATGATTGCATTGTAAACAGCCTTATCCTTGCAGAACTTTTCTGTCTGATCCACAAGCCATTGTTCATCGGGCGGATCTGTTTCTGCGGCAAGACCCTCCACCAACTTGATGCAATCGTCATACTCGCCCTGCGACAATCCCTCTTGGCTGTTCAGGATGATGTTCAATGCTTCACGGGTAGGGGCATTTGAATACTTTTCGATGAACTCAGAGATCGTCTTAAACAGACGCTTCTCGCAGTTGTCATGGAAGTACTCTTCCTTGAGAAACGGCTGCACTCTCCGTGTGAAATCGGAGCGATGTAGCAAACTACGCAAAATCACAAGTTCAATCTTGTCTGATTGCATTATTGTCAGATTCTACCAATAGGTTACGCAAAGTCAAGGGATAATCCGTGCAGACACCGAAAACAGAATATGGGGGGAGAGTTGGTTCCTTTGAAACCACGATTCCATTTTTATTGTAATTTTCGGGATAGCACCACGGAATGCCCTTACTTGTTAAAGTGAATCGATCATTTTCATGCCAAAAGTAGTGAATGCCATCTTCGAACATCCGCTCCATAGCCTCTACATTTTTTGCATGACACCAAAGCCAAGAGTGCTTCAACCACCAAGAGGGAACTACATGCTGAGGACAATCATGACCCAACATGTAGTTCCCTTGGTGAAACCAAACATCTATCTCTACATCAAATCCCTCAAGGTAGGCAAGTTCTACAAAAAAAGGATGGTTTTCCTTATCAGGAATTCTTCCTTCTAAATTGCCTCTATGAGAAATTATTTTCACTTGATCCCAATCCACTCTGGATTCTTCAAAGACCAATCAACTACGGAAGCCATTGAATTTTCAAGATCCATTGGCAAATTCCACCCCATCTGTTGCATCTTGGATCCGTCAAGAGCGTATCGAAGATCGTGTCCCGGACGACTGCTGTGGAAATCAACCAATTCATAATTCAGCGGCTTTCCTAGAATATTAGCAATCATTTGTGCCAGAGAGAGATTGTCGATTTCCCTTTCGCCCACAATATTGTACTTGTCACCGTTCTTGCCATTCTTCATGATGAAATCTACAGCCGAACAGACATTTTGTGCGTGAATGTAGAATCGACTTCCAGCCTTTGTCAGAGAATGATTTGCGTGAATAATTACCTTTTCGCCACGAACAATTTTGCGGATGCATGAAGGAATAAACTTCTCTGGATGCTGTCTCTCTCCAAAGATGTTCATGCAATGGGAAATCATAATCGGCATCTTGTATGTGTTTTCAAAAGCAAGACACAGTTCCTCTCCACCCGCTTTCGTTGCGGAATATGGATTTCCAGACTGATAACGGTCCCACTCTTTGTAGTTTACGCCTTCGGGGGCGGGACCAAACACTTCGTCTGTAGAGAAATATACAAAGTTCTTGAGATTCGACAAACGCCTTGCATAATTCAAAATATTGCAAGTACCCACAACATTATCCATGACGAAAGACATTGGGTCTTCGATGCTTCGATCAACATGAGAACCAGCACCAATGTGCAAAACCACATCAGGGTCTCCTAGCATTGTGCATAGAATCTCATTGCTGTGCAGTTCGGCTTTCATGTCATGCCAAACAAACTTGACACGATTCTTGTTTTTTTCCCACGAATCTAGTGCTGTAAGTCTGTTAATGTTTCCTGAAACATCAAGACGATCAAGAATAGTCACATGAGTGTCCGTATTACGAAGCAAATAATCGACCATGTGATGACCAACAAATCCGACCCCACCCGTAACCAATACATTCTTCATGACAAAATCTCCTTTGTTTTAGTTGTTGATTGTCTGGTTCAAATATGAATTCAAGTCTTCCGGCGTTCCAATCCCATGCATTTTGTGTACAAAAAAAGGTATCAAAGTCCCGTTGTTGAAAATCAATTCGTTGTACACAGGGGCAATGTAAAACTCATTATTGACTCTGATGTTTTTTTCAATCATAGCCTCTGCGTATTTCACAAAATCACTTCCCCTACGATACCAGTAAATCCCGCAAGTTGCAATATCTGATATTGGATTTTTTTCAGCGACTTCTGTAACAATTCCTCTAGAGTTGGTTTTTACAAAAGACCATTTCGGATGTACAGCGTGAAAAGTGAAAACAATACCATCAACATTTGCTAATGTCTTCAAAGCATTGAAGTTTTCTGGACTATATTCAATTACTTGATCGGAGTTTGCAATGAGCAAATCATCGTCATTGTTGATGAATTCCTTTGCTAAAAGCGCAGTACATGCTGCACCTTCAGTAAGACCATCTACTTCAACAATCTGATATCTTCCGTTCGTAATTCGGCTGAGTGTCTGTTTCAAGCCAGAATACTTTGCCAAATGTTCTTTTCTAACAAGAAAGATATAATCGGCATCAAAATCAAGATTCTCAACCACAGCCTGTATCATGGGTTTGCCACGAACATCAATCAGAGGCTTGGGAAAGGTATATCCTTCTTTTGAAAACCTACTTCCCTCTCCCGCCATGGGTATCAAAATCTTCATTACAAAATCTCCTATAACCCTCAAGGGTCACTTCAGTAGTATCACTTACCTTCCAGAGATACTTGGCACTACTATTTAGAGCAGCAGTTATTCCTGTGATAGAATCTTCCACACATAAAACAAATTTCGGATCAACATTCAACACAGAGATTGCAAGATTGTAGCAATCAGGATTTGGTTTATTCTTGGCAACATCTTCGTTGCTGATTACAGCATCCAAATATTCAAGTTGACCCGTTTTAGAAAGCATCATGCTTGCTGTCTTCTTTATTGAGTTAGTAACACAGGCTGTTTTTACACCAATCGATTTCAAATAAGAAAGCAATTCTATTTTCTCTGCCATGATGATCGCATTTTCCTCAATAACCTCTATGGTAAGAGACTGTTTCAAGTCATTGATTTTTTGAGCAAGACCATCATCAATTTCAAGCATTTTCAGTTTTACTTTTGTCGGAAGTCCGTTGTATTTCAATAAATGATCTTCTCTTGATATTGAATAACCAACAGTTTGTTGTAGGGCACGGTTTAAAGACTCGTAATGCCAATCACACGCATCTACAAGTACGCCATCAAGATCAAATAATACTGCTTGAAAAGGAATTTCCATTATCGTTTTAGCCGACAATTGCGTGACCTTTAACTCTTCCAAGGTAAATCATTTGTAATGGGTCATTTGCTGCAATAAAACATGCCAATGTCTGAAATCCCGCCATTTCATGACACATTTGCAATGTCCTGAGAGAGAAGACATGATGGTGTATCACTCTTGTTGAATTTTCCTCGCCAACATCTTCGTAGTATGTTGGGCGAGTTTCCAACATACATGATGACTCTTCTAAATGAGTCATGTCGGATTCTGGAGTATTTTTCTTAAAGTCTTCTACTAGGTGTTCAAATGGTGTGTCCTCTCTATTTTTGTCCCAGCACTCCATCTTATTTGGGACTATTGTAATAATCCCTCCCCCATCTGCCAATGCTGTAGACCAAGAACACAATGCTTTAATTGGATTGGCAAAATGTTCTAGAGTGTGTGACGAAATAAGGCAATCAAATCTACGAAGTATCCTGTTGTAAACAAATGGGTATGGCTCTGATGCATCCCCATTGTAGACATACCTTGTATTAGTTGGATTAGCATCTTGCAAATGCACCGCCATAGATTCCGGAAGATTCATGAATGATACTGTAAGCATCTGTGGATATAAACCACCGAGTAGTCTACTTGGACCACCAATCTCAAGAACATTCTTTCCTTTTATCAATTCTTCAATCATTGTGATCCTTCTTGTCTAATGCGTATTTTTCTTTTGGATATCTGTGAAGGTGTCTCTCATATACACATATGTTGCTGTTGTGCATGGATTTTACCTTTGGAAACCCATACCCTATCCAAAATTCTGCCAAATGCCTTGGTGTGGGTGCGCCCTCTATTTGAAAAATGGGCGGATTTATTTGCGGGAGTCTGTTGATGTATTGGGAAGAAGCCCACCAGAAATTGCCTGAGAAGTGCTTGTTGGGAAGAGTGACCCAATCAACCCCAACAGCATCATAGCCCTCCCCAAGGGCTTTAATACAGTCTCTGGCTCGTTCAATAACAAAGTAACCCATGTATTGCCGCCAGTCTATTATGCATGGATTGTCAAAACCATTGAATACTCCTTTGGTATGTACATATCCAACAGGAACACCCACACCTACATTTTTGCAAAATTGTCTCAGTATTTCAAGTGTGAAAAATTCACCTTTAGTAAAATCATCATTGTGATACTCTTGATTAAACCAAGTCTCATTTGTTTGGGGTTTCCCCACAGAGCATACACGAACATCAATTTCATTCTTCATGCCCGACATTTCAATTGAGGAAAAGAACTCATCCATGATCGTTGAATAACGATCATTACCTGTTCCACAATGAACAAATAATGTCGGCTTATGCATCCGCAAATACCTCGTTGATTTTTTCAACCAACTTGTTTTCGTAATCCCAATTTCTTGTCCAATTGTACATTGTGTGTAGAATTGGAATTCCTGTATCAATAAGCATGTTTCTTCCCGTTTCTTTCCAATACCGATTCAACGGGACTTCCTCGTAAGGATCGATAAACAAATCCCTTCTTGATACAATCGTCTTCCAATCTTCAGTTCTAATCCCAAAGAAAGAGTTGCAGAAATATGGGTAATCTGTATTTCTGATGATTTCGCCTTCCACAACACGCATCGATTGGGGGAATGCTTCAAAGATCATGTCGTTAATGAATTTTGCAACAGAGAAATTCATTCTGACAGGGTGAATTCCCTTGTAGTAGTGATTGATTTGCTTTACCGCTTGATAAAAAGCGTTTGGATTCCAATCCCCCACGGTTTGTGGTTTTGCGTAATTTAGCAGAGAGTAATCAACCCCACCACCAACACCGTATGATGTCAATGAGAACAGATTATTCACAATCTGCTTTGAGTTGGGGATGAAGTTGTTAACAAAAAAGTCGCAAGTTGGAACTCCATTGCTGATTGCACCCGTACAAAACAAATCTTGATTCGTCATCGATTCTATCAAATTAAAGAATCGATCCCACCCATCAGAGAGGAGAATGCAGTCTTCATCCATCTTGACGGAGAATTCATGTTCTCTTCCAATGCCATGGATAATTTTTTCCATGTAGTTTCCGTCACCAGGAGCAAACCCATCTACGACTGTAGAATTTTGTGGGAGTTGTTCATTGAACAAGTTCTTTATTTCCTGCGGGACAGCATCGCCAAGAATGTAGATGTGAAAGTTGCGATACTTGCACTTGGCGAGTTGCTTTGCATGAGTAGTCATCAACGACATTCGCCTCGTTGTCAGGCACATGATTCCAATTTTTGCTTTTGCCATGATATTAATCCTGTCTAGAAATCCAGTCTTCAAGAACAACCTTTGGCTCCCATTTCAAGTTTGATTTGATCTTCTTGATATTTGCCAATGTTACTCTAGCCTCTCCTTCTCTGGCTGGAAGGTGGATGTGATCGAATTTGTGATTATAGTGCTTTGCGATCAAGTTTGCAACTTGCAAAACTGAATGATTTTTTCCGGTGCCAATATTGTAAATCTCGCCACGCTGATTCGATTCGACTACGGCACCCTCATACAAAGCATCGCAGACATCGCCAACATGGACGAAATCTCTTTTTTGCTGCCCATCACCGACAATTGACAAAGGTTCACCAGATTTTACTTGTCGTTGGAACACCCCAATCACGGGAGCATATTGGCCCCTCTTAGGTTGTCTTTCGCCGTAAATGTTGAAACCTCGGAAGCAGACTGTATCCAAATCGTAAAGTGTTGAATACATTTTGCACAAACCTTCACCAAACCATTTTGAATAGGAATAGGCGTTCAAACAATCAGGTTCATCAGTTTCTTTTTGGTCACCATTCGCCGTCATTTCCGCAACTACTTTGCTACGAAGCCCATAAATCGCAGATGTACTCATAAACACAAGTCGTTTGACATCGTATTTCTTTGCAAGCGACAGCATGGTTTGTGTGCCCATGGTATTTGTTTCCAAGCACAAAGTAGGATCAATTATGCATCTTTGTATACGAGCCTCCGCAGCCAAATGAAAGACATAATCAAACTTGTGCCGTTTGAACACATCAGAACACATGATGTAATCTGTTACCGAATACTTGTGATATTCTGCTTTGGGATTGAAATAGAAATGGTCGTGGGCATCCGCAGAAAGATCGTCAATTCCTACAACATCATGCCCCATTTCAATCAGGCGATCCACTAAATTCGAACCAATAAAACCGCAGGATCCCGTCACTAGCATTCTCATAATGAAAAATTCTCCTTGTTGACTTATTTAGACTGCAAGCATCAGTCTTGTATTTGATAATCGACCGAGTTCAAATGAATTTCTGGATCGGGAATTGGTTCTGGTGGATGATTGATTTTCATGAAATCCTCGCCTTTGAGAATTTTTACGACTGCATTCTTATTCATTTTGTACATCCAATTTTCACGACAACGAGCAGACCACTCGCAATCTTCACCCTGACCCCATGTGCGATTTTCATCTAATCGATTTTTAGCCATGTAACTTTTTTTAGCACACCAATAAGAACCGCTGATGTACATTTGATGCGTCTTGCTATTGTCATCATACTTTAGCCAATCCCAATCTCCCCACCATTGTCTTGGATAGCACCAGTCACGAAAACGGCGATTGTCGAGAAGACGAATTTGATTCATACAAACATCCCAATCGCACCCGAAGTTTTCAAATGACTTGTACCAGCCACGACATAGTGCAAAGTAATCGTGGGATATCACAAGATTTTCGTACTTTGACATCTGTACCGCTAGATTCTTTTTTCGGGTAATCCACCCCGTTTTGGTAGATTCATCGAAAGGAATGTGAATTATGTCAATTCCATTATCTTGCAATGGTTGAACCATGGAGTCTATAGAACCAGACTCTTTGCCGACAAGAACAATCTGATATCGATCTTTTTTAAGTCCTTCTTGATTGATAATCGATTTGACAAAACGATTTAGATAATCAGTTTTATTAAAGACTATGCAAAAAGACCAATTCATTCTTCCTTTTCCGATCTGACTAGTGCTGATCCCACAACCTGATGCATGTCATAATATTTGTAATCTGCTAGCCGACCGCCAAAAATATAACGAGTATTGTCTATTCTTGCCTTGTATTTTTGATACAGTTCGTTGTTCTCGTCATCATTCACAGGATAGAATTTCTCCTTTGAGGAATCCCATGTTTGAGGATGTTCCCTTGTTACAACTGTATGACTCTGTTTTCCAAATTCAAAGTGTTTGTGTTCGATCACTCTTGTGTATGAGATATTTTCCTCGGTATAATTTACAAGAGCATTTCCCTGATAATCCGAAATATCCATGGTCTCATGCTCAAAGCGAAGGCTTCTCCATGCAAGTCTTCCCATATCGCAACCGAAAAACTCGTCAATAGGACCAGTATAGACAATCTTCTTGGCTTTCTTTTCAAAAGCATCTCGGTCTACAATATAGTCCACACCAGTTTCGTGGTCAATTCCACTAAGAAGTTTTTCGAAAATGCTAGTGTACCCCCCAATAGGAATACCCTGATACTTGTCCTCGTAATAATTGTCATCAAATGTCAAGCGAATGGGAAGTCTCTTGATGATAAATGAAGGCAAATTCTTAGGATCACGACCCCATTGCTTTTTCGTGTAACCATAGACAAACTTGTGGTAAATCTCCTCACCAACCTGAGAGAGAACCCACTCTTCAAGATTTTGTGGATTTGGTATGGAAACTTTGACTTCTTCTAGTTTCTTCTGCGCTTCCGCAGGAGTTTTCACTCCCCATAGTTGATAGAGGGTAAAAAGATTGATTGGGAACGAGTAGAGTTCGCCTTTGTAATGAACCTTGGGGCGATTGACATAGTGGTTGAATTTTGTCCAACGGTTCATGTAGTCCCACACACGGTCGCTGCTCGTATGGAAAATATGAGGACCGTATTCGTGGACATTAATACCACCGACATCCTTGGTGTAGCAATTTCCGCCTATGTGGTTTCGCTTGTCTATTACCAAGCACTTTGCACCACGATCAGTCATCTGACGGGCAAAGATCGAACCAAACAAACCAGAGCCAACAATCAAATAGTCGTACATTCAGTCTGCTCCTAACATCATCAAGATGTCTTGATATCTTTGAATTGCATTTGCTCTGCGTAGATTTGCAACAGCAAATTGCAGGGCATTTGTGGCGATTGTAGCACACTCTTCAGGATGTGTGTTAGCCCAATTCAGTTTTTCGTTTAGATCGCTAAAATCTTCCTTGAGTGGAATGTAGTGAACAAATGGCTTAGTCGAAAAAAACCAATATTCATGCCATTGACGGTCTTGGTAAAACAAAGGTCTGCCGCTGTGCATAAGAAGTTTTCCCCTTGCCGAATATCCATTTCCCTGAATGTCAATCAAGTACTTGTAATCTGCGTGTTCTGGAATGCTGACATACTTTTTTTCTGCATTTTTCATTTCACCATCTTTACCAAACCAATTTCCCGAGTCTGCCGCACAAACATCAGGTCGGTTTGAAGATATTTGAAGAAACAACTTTCTTGTCGGATGAGTATTTGCATTTCCAATCCAGAAAAGACAGTCGTGCTTGGGTGGAGTTTTTCCACGGGCGATCAGTTCAGAACATACATTTTCATAATCAGAGATACCGCATTCTTTCCAAGAGTCAAAAGTCCAGCAAGGAATTGTTCGTGAATTGTACTTGGAAGAACCTAATGAGAGAGGATAGAAACTCTTATCACCGAGATGAAAAAATGCTGCAAATGGCTTCAGCATTTTTCTTTTTTCTTCTGATAGTGTTTCAAAAGCACTCTTTACAAGAATAATTGTGCTTTTGCCTCGGCTTTCATAGCAATCCTCTTCCTGAAAGGACAAAGAGTTGCCGTCATAATTGATATGAAGAGTCTCACGCATGTATCAGTCCTTCCATTCGATGGAATATGTTGTGAAGTTCATTTCCGACCACTTGAACCCCATTCTTTGTTCTTGGTCTGCTAGTGCTTTCCAAGGAGAACCAAACAACTCGTAAATCTTGCTATCAGTTCCACCTAACGGTCTCTTGTGGCAGAAATTGACATCATCAACAACACCAATCTTTCCACCAAACTTGCTTTTACCATTTCCGGCATGAAACCTGATGTTCCAAACACCCTCCAATCCCCACCCAATACCATTCGTGGAACTTCTAATATCTTCAAGAGTCTCCAAAAGCATTCTCTTGCTAATGCAAGTAACCATGATTTCCACCATGTTTGTCAGGTGATACTTTGCATTTGGTATTTTCTTTGTTGGATAGAAAGTGAAAGTGCTTCCCTCACAAAGACCAGGTTGAGCAAGATCGAATGATTCCTCCGAACAAATTCGAAAAAACTTTTGGATATCGGATGGTGTAGTTTCTAGATCATCATCCATGAAAAGTATGTAATCATAGTCTTTCCATTCGGGGTGATTATCAAGGAACTCGGCAGCAAGCCCCCATTTCATTCCTGGCTTTCTTATGTTGTATTTTGCAACTGTGCTGTTTCTATCTGTAAATTCAAAATCTTTGGTGAAGTTTTGAATGCACAAATCAAATCCATAGTCTCTGTGATCCTCTGTCCACTTTTGGTGTTCAGAAGTTTTTCCGGCAGGAATGATGACCAAATTCTTCATACAGCAACCTCCGAACCCTTTGCAGCAAGAATCGCCAAACGAAGACGCTCTGGACCATCAGGCATGGCATACCGCAAGGAGCGATTGTAGTTTTCCTCAATGTGCGGGAGCATCTGATGATATGTTTCTTCTGTTAGCGAATTCACCTTCTCAAACAAGTCTTCAAGATCATCAATGATCACCATTCCTCTGGTGTCAAAATAATCGCCAATATTCGGGCAACCCCAATAGATGGGAACAGTCTTAGTCACAAAGCAATCAAGAACCTTTTCAGTAAAATAGTTTCTTTGAGATGTATTCTCTGGACAGATTGAGAACATACTGTAGAACAACTCAACCTTCTCATTCTGTCCATCGGTTCTTGTTGGGATCAAACGATCTGCATCAACTGGTCTCATTCGGCTCGACCAGAACTTTCTTGGCAGAGCATAAATCCGATGCTGATTTGCCCATAGAGCATGACGAATCTGATATCCAGGCAAATAGTTGTTTGCAGTACAAAGAAAAGACACGCTGAACTCCTTGTGGGGAGGGAGCCAAGGATATACCCATGTACTACCACCAACCAAAAGATTTGCATTTGGCAACTTTGCCAAATCCTCATCAAGAGTGAGAATCAAATTGAACCTGTCTGCATACTTGCGGATCCTTTCAATGGATTCACATGATGATCGGGGTTCCCATGTATCGACATACACACGATAATTATCAGTTGGAGACAAATCGTTCATGAAACGATGTGCATGAACTTCGCATGGAAAGGGCAAGTCAATGTTTAGCCAATCTGGACCAATCACTCTCATATGGACACCGTATACTTTCTGGCAGTAAAGCCTAGTGGTTGTTCTGCGATCCTGTTGTATTGTAGAGTGTTCAGCCCATCTTCTTTGTGATTCTTTTGTCCCGCTTTTTGGGCTTGAAGTCTCTCAATATTCTTCATGTAATCCTGATGAGTCAGGGTCTGCTTTTCATGAGCAAGACTATTGTAACGATTGGGACGGCGTTCAAATCCCGTGCCCTCCCTCTCGCAGCGATTGTACATGTCATCATCTTCCGCACCCCAACCCCAATATTCATTGCTGTACCCATTAACCTTGATGAAATCCTCTTTTGTGAACATTGAAACACCACCAAAGATGGTTTCATAGGGCAACTGGTAGTTGAACTGTGAGCAATATGCAGACATATGCGTGGGACATTTGGGATATGAATAATCGGCAACTTCTGGAATCAAATCAACATCATGAAACACAAAATAATCACAATCGTCTTTTGCAATGTCATAGCCAACATTCATTAATTTTGCACGATTAAACAACTTATCGTGTAGATGTTGTTCGACAATTACTATTCTGTGTTCTATTTCTTGATTTGTTAGAAAATTGAAAAGGTATGGGACAAAAAAACGCAAATGTGTTTCTCTGTCACGATAAGGAACCACGACTCCCAACTTATGACTCATCTTTATCCTCTTCTTTCTTTGGCTTCGGAATATCATCAATTACAAATTCAATCATGTCGTTTCCGGAGCAGTCGGCTGCATATTGCTTTGCACGAAGAAAGAGTTTGGGGTCAACCTCACGGACATATTTGACAAAGTGTTCTGCAAACTTGTCTAATGCATCCTCCAAAGACTCACGCTGTTCAATCGTAAGATCATCGATCTGATGCTCATCGCCCGGATCTCTCTCATCATTGTCTAGAGGAATATCGATCTCGCACTCCTCTCCAAGTTCACGGAGTGAGCAACGAAACAGCATGGCGGGGGTAGACTCTCCTAGGTATGCCCCCAAAGTATTTACTTCCAGCCACTCCACCGCCTCGTCTTCCTCCATCCCGTCCCGATCCATCAAGATATCCATGCACTTGTTGTAATCATAGATTGCAATTGGCACGGACTGACCGTAACGGCGAAGCATTCCAACGAATGCCTTTTCAAACCCATCGAAAAGAATTGGCTTTGGATCATGCGTCATTTTCCACCTCCTCGTCCTGACCGTACTTGAACTCCTTCGCAGCAGCCTCTTCAAGAACCTTCAGGACATCCTCTGTGAACCACTTGACAGGATCCTTGTTGATCTTGGATTCAAAGTCCGACTTGCCATCGGGGAACTGAACCTTATTGGAAACCTTCTTGAAAACGCCGTGCTTGAGACCAAGTTCGATTAGACCGTAGTAGCGATCAAGACCGCTATCGAAATTCAGGAGGACATCGATGGTGCGGTTCTCCTTGGTCAGACGGCTCTTGTATGCCTTGCAATGAATGATGTTGCCGATGACCTCGCCATCCCCGTCCTTGTGCTTCTTCTTCGACAGGTAGATGATGGTTGACGCAGCGTACTTGAGACCGCTGCCGCCACCCATTTCCTTGGTCGGGACATATGCACCCACGACATCGTAGGTGTGGTTCGTCACAATCATGGGGATGTTGTGCTTGCCCAACTTGAGCGTCACGGTACGGAAGACAGACTTAATGACCTGACTGCGAGTCATGTCACGGACTTCCTTGCCTTCCGTGCTGTCGTTCATTTCCTTGGAGGTAGACAACATACCAAGCGAGTCAAGCACGATCATCATCGGCTTCTGATCTGCTTTCTCCAACTTGCCGTAGTTCTCAAGGATCTGAAGCACCTGATAACGAAACTGCTCCACCGTGGCAACAGGGAAGACGGCAACACGATTCTTATCCAATCCACGATCAGAGATCATGCTGCTCGTCACAGCCTGTTCCGAATCAAAGTAGAGGATAGCCCCGTCCTTGTTGTCCTTGAGGAACTGTGATGCGATGCCTAGGGCAAAGTAAGTCTTGCCCGTAGCAGACTCACCAGCAATACCAAGAATCTTGTTGTCAGGAATGCCACCCTTCAGACTGCCCGAAACGAGGGCATTGAAGGAGTATGATCCTGTGTCGATGAATCCACCGACATCGGCTTCAAGTCCATCGTTGGCAATAGATGCGTATTCGTTACCGCTGCTCTTGACGAGTGTCTTCAGAAAGTTCATTGTGTATACCTCACTAGAATGATTTAGGTGATCTTACATCAAGCCATCGGGCTTGTCAAAAGGATCCAGTCCATAATTGCACACCTTCTCAAAGGTTTCATATGCATATCCTTCTTCTTTCAAAGTCTTCAATACCAGTTCAAGTTCTTCCTGCGTGATGTGCGCCTGTGCGTGTGTGCCTGCGTGTGCGGGTGCGCCCGTGAGGCGTACATCGTGAAACACGATGCTTATTCCTTTATTTGCTTCTGCGGTGTCCTTGATATCATCAAGAACTTTTTGCATTTGACCATTCCGAATCGAAACTTCTTTCGGTATCTCGTCCTTGCTCATTCTGTTTGGGCTGAAATACATTCTTTCACCAGAATAGAAATGACTTTCGTTTCCTGGACGAACATAACAAAAAAGCGGTGACACCGCAGAATAAAGAGTTTCATCGAAGTGTGAGTATGGGAATGCAAAATGAGTTGGCTTAAATCCAGCCGATGCCATCTCTTCCATTGCGGGAAGAACCTCATCATCAATATATCGTTCTATATCATATCTGCGAGAATAAACCATAGCATCTTTATGGGATTTGCTGTGGCACCCGATAACATGCCCATCTTCTTTTAGTTCACGAAGCATTTGAATCTCGCTCACTTCAAGTAGATGAAAAGAATCGACATAAAAAACCGATTTTGCGCCATACTTCTTTAGCAGCCCACGGCACGAATACCAATTTGACACCGAATGATCATCAAAAGAAAGATGAACATGTGGATACTTTATCGGTTCTTTCAGGAATGATCCGAATCTCTGCGCCATTGACGGTATTTAGGATTCATAACCATGACGGAAGAACAGATAAAAATGTAGCAGACTCCGACAAAGATGATCGGCGGCAAGAATGACTCAAGTAGTCTTATCATGAAAACAAACCCTCCAAAGAACTTTCTTCTTCTACCGACCAACCAACCGCATCTAGGATAGTTGTCAGCGGCTCAATAAATGACTTTTCGAATTGCTTTTCATGATCAATAAATGATTCAAGACCGAATTCTTCTGGGAAGGTGGCGGGGAATGATATCACCTTTTCTCTAACAGGGTTCGGTTCCTTCAATTCGACATATTTGATCTTTTCGCCGTTGCGAATCAGAGGATACTTCTTGGACAACCCCTTCTTCTTGATCCAATGGTTGTAGACCAATGCACCCTTTACATGCATCGGAGTGCCCTTCTTGTAGATGCTGGCAGCGTCCGCATAATCGTCCGTGCCGTTGCAGCCACGGGGGAAGGCGATGTCGTAGACAGGAAGGGTCAGGAACTCGCTGTGGAAGCCCTGAACGAAAGAGTGCAATGCCCCCTCGTCTGCTGTCAGGATCAACTTGATTGCCTCCTTGAGCCTTGTACGGACGATCTGTGGGGTCGATGAACGGGCGGTTTCGATTCCCATAATCTTGAGATCGGGATCGTCCATGTAAACATTATCTTCCCCAAGATGGACGGCAAGCATGTATCGCTTCTTGGCGGTGAATACTCCCTTTGATGCGATGGCTTCTCGCTTCATGGACATTCGATTTGCATATGCATTCATTCTTTCCGCCAACTGCTCATACCATTTGTTAATCTTTGGGGAGATCACATCATTGCAGAACTTATCCACCATCTCGGTGGTCTTCTTCTTGTCCTTGCCGGAGAATACCCTGTTTACGAGGGGACCAAGACGGAGATAGACCGAATCCGTGTCAACTGCAATCACATAGTCTTCACCTTCCGTGCCGCAAGCCTTGTTGAGGAAGCGGTTCAGATTGTCCTCTGCCCAACGAATCGACAACTGCCCCGACACGGTGATCGCTTCTGCCATGCTGAGGTTGTAATAGCGGCAGTACTGATTGCCCAAGGCACCGAATGCGCTGTTCAACTGCACCTTACGCACCAACTGAAAGTTATGGTACTTGGACACTTCCTTCTTCTTGGCGGCATACTCCTCGGGGCTAGCCTTGCTTCCCTCGGTCTTGAGCCAACCCTTTGCCTCAAGCATTCGCTTCTTGTATTCCTTGCGCTGTGCATACATGGTGTCCATGAGTTCGGGTAGAAATCCATGGATGTCCCGCCGATACATGGTTCCGTTCGCCGCCACGCAAAGATTCTTTTTCTTTGCCACGGCGAGGAAGCCTTCCAATGAAGGATCGGTGTTCGGAGAAAGCAGGGCATCCATGCTGATTGACGGCAATCTCTCGCCCACGATTGTCTCGGGGCTTAGGTTGTATTGCATGATGAGATGGGGGTAAAGTGAATCAAGATCGAAGGATACCACCCAATCATGCCCACCTACGATTGGAGACTTAACATATGCACCTTCAAACTGATCGGACTTGTCGTTTCCTGTCTTCGGTGGAATAGTGATCTTCTTGGTGCGAAGATGGTTGTAGATGATGCTGTCCCACATTCGGACTTGGGAAAACACATCCCCGAAGTTTCCCCTTGCGCTATAGGCAAGAGCCTGCGCTAGTTCGATCAGACGCAACTTGTCTTCCAACTGCGAGACAAGGATGGTGTCCTTGATGTTATATTCCATGAATCGCTGAAAGTCCTGCTGATATAGACCGGTCAGGGTTCCAACATCGGAATAGTCGATCTTGCCTTCTCCCAATTCCACCATTGCAATGTGCTGCAATTTGTACGACTCACGGGTTACGAAGGTGAACTTCTTATACAAGTCCATATAGTCAAGTATGCTGATTCCTGCAAAGTCATAGACCCAATTGTGACGATCCATGATGACAACCTTGCGATTGCGAACTTCACGCCATGGGGACAGCCGCTTTGCTTCCTTCTCGCCCATGAGTTTTTCGATGCGGCGAAACAGGTAAGGCATGTCGAACATGTTGACATTCCACCCCGTGATGATGTCGGGATCAAGTTCTTCCCATGCCTCAAGGAAATGACGGAGCATTGCCGCCTCATCATCGAACGAATAGCAATTCACGCCATCGACTGAAAACTTGCCCAAGCCAAAGGAGAATGTGGTTCCGTTCATGTACAGAGTGATTGCGTTGACTCTCTCTGTTGGAACATCAGGAGTGGCAAATCCATCCTCGCTCTCAACTTCGATGTCAATGTACATGATGCGAACCATTGAGGAGTCATACTCCAATTCACCACCGCTACCATAGTTCTCTGCGATGAATTGATACTGTGCTTCAATGTCGCCGTATACCTTGAAGCCCTCCACATCGGAATACTTCTTGATGAATTCATATGCCTCGTATGTGTTCTCAAAGTCGATGGGATCAACAGTTGTTCCATCAATCGTCTTCCACGAAGTCGGCTTCGGCTTCTTGGTTGGGACATAGAGAGTCGGGCGAAAGGTTAGAGACTCATGGACACGGGCACCGTGCTTGTCATAGCCACGGTGCATGATGCGACTTCCCTTTTGATTAACGGCAGTATAAAACGGCTTCATGCAAAGAGGTCTTTCAGGGTTTGGGGAACTTCTTCCGCAATTCTATCCTCTGCCAACTTTACATAATCAGGATTCAATTCAGTTCCGATGTAATTTCTACCGTTCAAAAGAGAGACAACCGCAGTTGTGCCGCTGCCCGTGAAGGGATCGAATACCGTACCATCCTTTGGGCATCCAGCCAAGACGCATGGAAGAATCAAGTCTTTTGGAAAAGTCGCAAAGTGCGCCCCCTTGTAGGAACGGGTTGTGACAGTCCACACGGATCTCTTGTTCTTCATGGGATTCTCTTCCCACTCCTTACCTTCAAGTCCGTGGTGCTTCAACTTCGGATCGGTAGTTCCATCTCTCATTTGACTACGATCACGGGTTCCCCAATTCTGTGCGGGTTCCTTAATTGCCTCAAAGTCATAATAGTAGCGAGGCTTCTTGGAAAGAAGAAAGATGTAT